AACAGGTGCATTTGCAGTTACTTTCAAAACCACTTCTGGAACAGGAGCTACTTGGTCTGCAACAAATAAAGGTTATAAAATTTTATATTCAGATGGAACCAATATTGTAGATATTTCTACAGACTTAGGAGACGTAGGTTTAGGAATAGTTACTTCTGAAGGAATTACAGCTACAGGAAATATTATACCAGGAGCTAATGACACATATGATTTAGGGTCTGCTTCAAATGTATGGAGAAATGTTTATACAGGAGATTTACATTTATCTAATCAGGCTAAAAATACTGGTAATATGATTGATGGAACTAAAGGAAATTGGACTTTACAGGAAGGTAAAAATGATATATTTATGATTAATAATATATCTGGAGAGAAATTTAAAATTAATTTATCCAAGATAGAAGGAGATTTATAATGGGTGTTATTTCAGACGGAACTACGGTTATTGATAATGGTGCTGTAGAAGGAGTTATATCATGGCAATCATCTATTGTTACAGGAACAACTTTATCAGCAGTAGCTGGAAATGGTTATTGGATTAATACAACATCTAATGCTTGTACTATTACACTTCCAGCTTCAGCTTCCGCAGGCGATACCATTGTATTTGTAGATTATTTAAGAACTTGGGGAACTAATGCAGTTACTCTAAATCAAAACAGTTTAAATTTTCAAGGCCACACTTCGCCTAATCCAGAATATAATACTGATGGTCAATCAGTAAAAATAGTTTATTCAGGTGCAACACAAGGTTGGATTCCAACAGTTGATGATGATGTTACTTATGAAACAGACCCATCTTATCCAGTAGATTTTTTAGTTATTGCTGGAGGAGGAGGAGGTGGTTCTAACTATGGTGGTGGAGGAGGTGCTGGTGGCTATAGAACATCAACTCAATCAGTAAATAGTGGAACAGTTTATACAATTACAGTTGGTGGAGGAGGAACAAACGGTAGTCAACTTGGTGGAAATGGTACAGCTTCATCAATATCAGGTTCAGGATTATCAACAATTTCTTCTGCTGGTGGTGGAGGAGGAAATGGTCTTTCAGGTACTGGTGCATCTGGTGGTTCTGGTGGAGGAGGTGGTGGAGGAGGTCCTGGAAATCCTGGTGGTGCTGGCGGTTCAGGAAACACACCAAGTACATCTCCATCACAAGGAAATAATGGTGGTGCAGGAAGTTCCAATGATGCAGGTGGAGGAGGAGGAGCAGGTGAAGCTGGTAATACTGATGGCACTTCTCAAGGTGGAGATGGTACAGCTTCTTCAATAACAGGTTCTTCTGTAACAAGAGCAGGTGGTGGTGGTGGAAGATTAGCTGGAGGAGGTGGAGCAGCTGGTGGAGATGGTGGGGGTGCTTCAGGTACAACAAATGCAACAGTAAATTCTGGGAGTGGAGGAGCTGGTGCAGTTTCAGGGGGTCAAGGTACTGCTGCTAGTGGAGTTGTTATATTAAGTTTACCAACTGCAAGGTACACAGGTACAACAACAGGAAGTCCAACTGTTACAACAAGTGGAAGTAATACAATTTTACAATTTAACGGAAGTGGGAGTTACACAGCATAATGGCATATTTTGCAAAAATAGGATTAAATAATAAAGTTATTGAAGTTCAATCAGTAGTTAATGAAGTTCTTTATGACTCTAATGGAATTGAACAAGAATCTATTGGTATAGATTTCTTAACAAAATTAACTGGTTATCCTTTGTGGAAACAAACATCTTATAACACACATGGTGGATTACATAATAATGGTGGAACACCTTTAAGAAAAAATTATGCAGGAATAGGTTATACTTATGATGAAGACAGAGATTCTTTTATAGCACCTAAACCTTTTAATTCATGGATATTAAACGAAGATACTTGTCAATGGGAAGCACCAGTTGCTTTACCTGATACAGAAAATAGATATAATTGGAATGAAACAAATCAAACTTGGGATTTAATATAATAAATATTTAGTGGTGTGAAAAAAGCTATAATAGAAAATTTATTTCCAATACCTATTTATATGTCAAATATAGATAGACCATTTACAAAACAAGAATTACAATTTGTAGATAATCAAAAAAATCATTGTACTAAAAATCAAGGAAATATCAATACTAAAGATAATTACATTTTAAACAGAAAAGAATTTAAAAATATTAAAAAATTTTTAGATCAATGTTGTAAAGATTATCTTGAAAAAATTATATCTCCTAAAAACAATATAGAACTTTACATAACTCAATCTTGGTTAAACTACACAGAAGAAAATCAATATCATCATAAACATGAACACTCTAATTCAGTTGTATCTGGTGTATTATATTTTGATTGCGATAAAGAAAATGATAAAATTAAATTTACTAATTCAAAAGGCTACCAGCAAATAAAACCTGAAGTAAAAGATTTTAATATTTGGAACTCTGAAACTTGGTGGTTTGCATTAGAAACAGGTCAATTAGTAATGTTTCCATCATCAACAATTCATCAAGTAGATACTAAACAAGGAAATAATACTAGAATAAGTTTAGCTTTTAATACTTTTTATAAAGGTATAATAGGCTCAAATAGTGATTTAACTGAGTTGATACTATAGATTTATAGTGTATACTATAATGGAGGCAGGGCACCACCACACACCCCCTGTCTCCTTTATAATATATGTTACAAAAACTTAATTTTAAACCTGGTTTTAACAAAATGTCCACTGATTCAGGAGCTGAATCACAATGGGTTGATGGAGATTTTGTTAGATTTAGATATGGACTACCTGAAAAAATAGGGGGTTGGTCTCAACTTACTAATTCTAATAATACTTTACCTGGAGTAGCACGTGCTCAACATGCTTGGACAAGCATTGCAGGTGAAAAATACGTAGCAATTGGAACATCACAAGGTTTATTTTTATATTATGAAGGTGAGTTTTTTGATATTTCTCCATTAGATAATGATGTAATTACTGGAGCTGATTTTGATGCTACATCTGGATCTCCAACCATTACAGTTAACAAAACAGCACATGGTTTATTGGATGGTAGATATATTACTTTTTCATCAGTAACGGTTCCAACAGGTTCAGGTTATGCAACAACAGATTTTACAAATAACACTTTTGAAGTTTTAAATAAAACAGATGATACGTTTGAAATAACAATGCCTTCAAATTCAGCAGGTACAACATCTGGCACAGGTTCAGCACAAATTGATCCTTACGAAGTTGTTGGTCCAACTTTTCAAACTGCTGGTTTAGGATGGGGTACTTCTACTTGGGGATCAAGTACATGGGGAACTGCAAGTGCTACTAGTAATGTAATTTTAGATCCAGGTTTATGGTCTTTAGATAATTTTGGTCAAATACTTGTTGCAACTATTCACAACGGTAAAACATTTACATGGAATGCGGGAGTGGCTACTCCTAGAGCAAACAGAGCAACAGTTATGTCAGGGGCCCCTACTAAAACAAAATTAACTCAAGTATCCGATAGAGATAGACATCTATTTCATTTTGGAACAGAAACAACTATTGGAGATACTACAACATTTGATCCTATGTTTATTAGATTCTCGAATCAAGAAGACTTTAATACTTATCAACCTACTGCAACCAATACTGCAGGAACTTTTAGATTAGATAAAGGTAATGAAATAATAGGAGCAGTGTCTGGTAAAGATTATACATTAGTATTAACGGATAGTTCAGCTTATGTTATTCAATACGTTGGGCCACCTTTCACTTTTTCAGTTAGACAAGTAGGTACAAACTGTGGGTTAATTGGACAGAATGCATTAAGCTATTCTAATGGTATTGTCTTTTGGATGTCGGGTGAAGGTGGATTTTTTATGTATGATGGTACGGTTAAAACCATACCTTGTTTAGTTGAAGATTTTGTATTTACAGATAATGGTGATAATTTAGGAATTAATTATAATTCTAGTCAACTTGTGTATTGTGAACACAATACTTTATACAATGAAATTAACTGGTTTTATCCCGCATCAGGTACAGAACAAATAAACAGATGTGTAGTATACAACTACGCAGAAAACGTTTGGACTACAAGTTCACTTGCTAGATCAAGTTATGTTGATCAAGGAGTTTATGATTTACCTTACGCAACTGATTATAATAAAACTGCTTTACCTAATTTTCCGATACAAGGAATAACAGCTAAATATGGTGCATCAACTTACTATGCTCAAGAAACCGGAACCGATCAAGTTAATAGTAGTGGTACAACATCAATTGATGCCTACATTCAATCAGGTGATTTTGATATCACCAATACCAATAACATCGCTAACCTACAAGGGGATGGTGAGTTTATTATGTCTGTTAAAAGATTTATACCTGATTTTCAAATACTAACAGGTAATTCAAAAATAACTTTATTATTGAATGATTATCCGAGTAACACAGCAGTGAGCTCTTCTTTAGGTCCCTTTACAATAACATCAACTACTGATAAGGTTGACACACGTGCTAGAGCAAGATTAGTGTCACTTAAAATAGAAAATGATGCGGTAGGTGAAACTTGGCGTTATGGTACATTAAGACTTGATGCAAAACCAGATGGAAGAAGATAATGGCTAAAGTAAATGCATATATACCTGAACCAAAACAAGACTATGAGGTAGAAAATCAAAGACAGATTTTAGAATCTATAGCTACTGTAAAAGACCAACTTAATTTTTCATTTCAAAACGATTTAAAAGAAGAACAAGATACCTATAACTATTTTTTATCCTAATGACTATACAATATAAAAGCGAAATATTTGATTTAACAACTACTAATTTAACTACAGTATTGACAATATCAGTATCCGCTGTAGCTATTGTAAAAACAGTGCAGGCTAGTCATATGGATGCATCAAATGTGGATGTTGATTTATATTTAAAAAAATCGGGAGGTAGCGATGTAGAAATAGGTCATGCTCAGTTGAATAAAAGCATGGAAAATATGATTGTAAACACCTTGAATTTAGAAGCAGGAGATGTTATAAAGATGCAAGCGGAAACGGCAAATGAAATAACAGGTGCTGTAAGTTATGCTTTAATAGACAGGTCACAGCAAAATGGATAAAGACATATTAAAAATAGATTGTACAACAGTAGTAGTTCTAAGAAATACTAGAACTAATAAAATATATAAAGACGAAGCAGAGAAGGATGCGGATATAGCTGATCCAAATACAGAAACAGTAGCAGAACATGTTGCTCAAGATTTGACAGTTCAAGTATCACCGAAAGGACTAAACGTTTTACAGAAAGTAATGAATCAAAATAATGATAAACCAAAATCCTAGAGGCGGAACTGAGCTTCAATTTGAATATTTAAAAAAATACGTTGATCCTAAGTTATTAGATCAAGTACAAATTTGTACTTCGATACCGGAAAAAATTCCATTACATTCCACAAAGTTAAATATACTTTGGGAAAAAAATTCCTATGATCAAGGTAATCTAGCCCCTTGGTTTAAAGATAAATCTAATCATCATAAATATGATTGGTATGTATTTAATTCTAATTGGAGTTTTGAAAAATTTACACAAGCATTTGGTTTACCTACAGAAAAATGTTTAGTAATTAAAAATGGAGTAGATACTATTGAACCCATACCAACTATATATAAAAAAGGTGATCCTATAAAAATTATTCATCACTGTACACCTTGGAGAGGACTAAGTGTTTTACTAGGTGCAATGCAACTGGTTAAAAATCCATTGATAAGTTTAGATGTGTATTCATCAACTGAAGTATATGGTAAAAGTTTTCATGATCAAACAGATGATCAATACAAAGCTCTTTATGATCAAGCAAGACAACTCCCTAATGTAAATTACATTGGTTACAAACCAAATGAATATATTAAACAACATTTAAAAGATTATAGATTATTTGTGTATCCTAGTATTTGGGAAGAAACATTTTGTATATCTTTAATCGAAGCAATGGCTGCAGGATTATATTGTGTTAGTACAAACTATGGTGCGCTGTTTGAAACCGGAGCTGAGTTTCCAATGTACATTCCATATTCCAATAATTATAAATCTTTAGCTAGAAAGTTTGCAGCGGGTATAGAAGTTGCTGCACAATCGCTTGAGGCACCAGGCATCCAGGATCATTTAAAAATGCAAAGAGATTATGTTAATAGATTCTATAATTGGAATGTTAAATCAATAAGTTGGACTAGATTTTTA